GTGGGACGAGGACCGCGCTGGGGCGTATGCGCTCTGGAACGTCCCTCTGTGGAGGGGGAAGCGCCAAAAGAAATACCGTCCCGACAAATACCGCGAAGCAATGACGCCAGAAAACATCAAAAGACTAGCAGCCGCAGTGAGAGACATCTCGGAGCTTTCAGGCGTATCAATGAACGATGTATTCGACGCTCTTTATGAGTTCTTCGATAATGCGACGCTTGAACAAGTGAATCATTTTATTGCCCGTGAGTGACATCCGCCTACAACTCGCAGAAATCTGGAGACCTCACCAACGGCGTGAGATCCTCGAATTCTGCCAGTCAGAAATCTGGATGTCACAGCTTTTCACGAACCGCCCCGGCTACTATGACCCGAGTTTCACAAGCTACCTAAAGCCGTGTCATGAGTGGTTCGCTGATCCATACGTGCGCAGCATCTCAGCACCCAAAGGCGCACAGATAGGGTTCACGACGTTTCTAGCGAATGCGCTCATGTGGGCAATCTCAGAAGACCCAGGCCCAGCTCTGTTTCTCACATCGACAACTGACAACGCGCAATCGTGGAGCGAGCGCGAATGGCTACCACGTCTGCGAGACTGCAAACGCATTGCCGCATTGATCCCGAAAAACAAAGACGCGATCAAGAAACTTGAGCAGCAGTTCTTGACCATGATCGTTAAGCTGTCGGGCGCGCAGAGTGAGAACAATCTCGCGTCTCGCCCTATTCGCTACCTACTCAATGATGAGGTGGATAAATGGCCAGATGGATTCTTGGGAATCGCGGAGGCTCGCACGCTGTCATATCGAAACACGAATGATGATAAGATCGTCAGAGGCTCCACTTGCACAACAGAAGACGGGCCGATCTGGACGAGCTGGTTAAACTCAACGCAGCATCAATGGACCGTTGCCTGCCCGGTATGTGGCGAGCCGCAAGTGTTCGATTTCTTCAAATCCGTCAAATGGCCGCGCGATCACAAGGGCAAGGGCGGCAAGTGGGACTTGGAACTTGTGAAGCAGTCGGCATTCGGAGTCTGCACGGTCAACGGCTGTGAGTTCCACGCGAGCAAGAGGAACGGCATGGTTCGCGAAGGTCAAGCCATCGCGTCGAATCCGCACGCCGCGCCGGAAGATAAAGGCATCCATCTCCCGTCTCTCCTTTCGCCATTCCTTTCGTTTGGAGACCTCGCAGTTTTGTGGCTCAAGAAGTCCACAAGCACGGCTGGCAAACAGGACTTTTACAACCAGTATCTCGGCCTGCCTTGGAGCCTGGAAGAGTTCACCGTCGGGCAAGAGAAAGTGATGGCGTGTCGTGCTCTTGGCGAGAATGCATATATGCTAGGCGAGTGCCCTGTGAATCCCGTTGACGTTACTTTAGCGGCTGACGTTGGCGAGCGCATGACTCATTGGAGCGTCGAAGCGAGAGGAGACGACGGGCAATGCTACGTCATCGACTACGGAACCTTGCTGACACCTGAAGATATTCTTTCCGTGATGGCTCGCACGTATCCAATCCGAGGCACAAGCCAACGGGTCAGGATTACCGCTGGCGTCATCGACTCGGGATATGCAACCGAGCGCGTTTACCGCATCTGCGCAAACTCAGGCGGCAAACTTTGGCCGATTCGTGGCAGTGCTGCCGAGTTCGGCGCTAAGCCTGTCGAGGTCACAAAGGTTCCTACCTTCCCGTTGATTCTGCTTTATACGCACATTGACATGTTTCACAAAATGGGCCTATACATCGATGCCATCTCCCGCCGCATTTCTCCGCTTTGGTGGATGCCTGCAAACGTCGGACAGGACTTTATCGACGGTCATTGTGGGCAGGAATTGAAAAGCAAGCAGACCGCGAGCCGCACGATCAAGTTTTTCAAGCCTGTTGCCAATGACCACTTTGGCGACTGCTCGAAAGGGCATCGAATCATTCGCGAAGTGCGCAGCATGATTTACAATCCGCAATGAACGTCAAAAATCAGACACCGCCGCCGAGGGCGTAAATCAACACGACAGATAGCCTTCGGCGGTTGTCTGCATTTTTCTTGTTATCCCATGAACGATCTTGAGCAGACTATTGTATTCGACACACTGAAATCAATTCAGCAACATGCGCCCTTGCTCTGCAAGCTACTCAATGAGCGAGCTACAGCAGCAGAATCGGACGCTTACAAAACCGGCGTTTACTCTGCAGTCATCCGGCTATCTGCGCTATTCAAACCCGGTGAAATGGAGGCGCATGAGGAGCGGCACCGCAAAATCAAAGAAGACCTCGACGCCTACTTTGCACAGAGGGATAACAAAGAGATCAGCGACGGCTGAGCCTAAGCGAAGATGTTCGCTGCATCGGGCGTTCGGCATTTTGACACGCCGCGCAAAATGTGGCCGACATCCGCGCACTCATCACCGACATCAAGCGACAGGCCAGCATCCGGCTAGGCGCTGCGAATACTTCCGATCAGGTCGAGTGGGTAAAGAACCTTTATCTTGGCTATTGCTCCGACCTTAATGCGGCTGAGGTGACAGCTACCGCATTTGGTGGTGAATCGCACTCGCTACAATTCCGAGGAGCTACGCCGGAAGAACTACGCATGGCCGCAGGTCTAGCCTATGACGAGCTTTCCGCACTCGCAACTGGTGGCAGGACTCAGCCTGCCCCAGGGCTGAAAATTGACTTTAGCTATAGGGTTACTAGCACATGAGTTCCCATCGCTCCCGTCATCGCGCCAAGCTCCGAGAAGCGCAGGCTTCGCAATTCGCTCCTACGCGCGTCGGTGGTATCGCTCCGCCTCAAGACATCCTGAACTATGCTGGCGGCGTAGACGCGGCCAAATGGACGCCGAATCGCGGCATGATGGACTACGCGCCTCTTCAAACGTCGCGAGTCTTGACTGGGCACGACCGAAAAACGGTGCTCAAAAAGTGCCGCTGGCTTGAGATTAACGACGGGTATGCTCGCTTCCTCGTGCATGGCCTGTCAAATCTCATTGGATTCTATCAGATTCAGCCCGCGACCAAAGACAAGGCGTGGAACAAGATTGCTGAGGCCCATTGGAAAAACCGAATCAAAACGCCGTCAGTCTTTGATCGCATGGGCAAGTTCAATCATGCTCGATGGCAGCTTGCGCTTTCTCGCGGCTCTATCCGTGATGGCGACATTCTCACGCTGCGCACCTATGCCAAACCAGCAGAAGGTCAAACACTAGGAGCCGGACAGGTGCTCATTTACGGCGGGCATCAGATCGACACTGGCGGCAAAACTGAAGGCGCAGGCTTTCGCGATGGCATTTACCATGATAACCTCATGGCGCACACGGGCTACAATCTCGTTAGCCCAAGTGATCCTGAAAAGAGCGTGGTCGTGAAGGCGTCAGACGCGATCTACTACGGCGATTTTAGCGATGCGGGGCAGTTGCGGCCAATGCCGAGGTTCACGCATGCGGTCAACCACCTGCACGACCTTACAGAAATCAGTCTCGACGAGAAACTAGGTCACAAACGGCGTGCATTTATCGGCCTGTATAAGAAAAAGGCCGCGCAAAGCATCCCAGGAAGCGCAGGACTCGGCTTTTACCAAACTCCGCACCTCGAAACGGGTGCGAGTGTCACCAATACCGACGCAGCAGGCACGGAGACGACCAAAACGACGCTAGTAAACGTCGAAGCCGCAACGGATCGCACTGGCGTCTCTACTCTTGAGGCTGGCGAGGATTACGGCATGCTAGCAACGGACGAATCAACGGGGTTGAGGGAGATGAACAAGGAGCTTCTCACGAAGATTGCCCTCGGTATCGGCCTTCCGCCGTCCACTGTGTTCTCGATGCTTGGCGCTGGCGGTCCTGAGATCCGCTTTCACATGGCTATGCTACAGCGATGGGTTCAGATCGAGCTACTGAATCTCATCACCGCTGTTCAAGCGCATTACTTTTGGATCATGGGAGTCGATATGTTTCGAGGCGTGCTTCCATATCCCGACGATGATCAATGGTGGAACAATATCGCGATTCCATGCGCCGATTTAACGATTGACCGAGGTCGCGAATTGAACGGCAAGATCAACGCTCTCAAAGTAGGCGCGCTGACTCATGCAGACCTCTACGCCGAGCAGGGTAAGGACTGGGAAGACCAAATGGAGATACAAGGCGAAATCGTCGCAGCAGCATCAGCTATCGCCGCGCAAAAAGCCTTCTCGGGTGGGCTTTCCGACTTGTGGCCCGATTGGAATCCCGCGCCTCGCATGGTCGCGCCAAATTGACAACCTCCCAAAGTTATGAAGCAGTCTTGGTTTAACATTCGCAACGAAGCATCCGGCCAACTCACGATCGACATTCTCGATGTGATCGGTTTTTGGGGCATCACGGCCAAGGATTTTCTCGATCAGGTGAAAGCGGCCGGCACGTTCACTTCGATTGAACTCAACGTAAACTCTCCCGGTGGAGATGTTATCGAAGGGTTTACGATGTATGACGGTCTGCGCGCTCTTGGCGTTGACATCACAGCGAACGTCATCGGCACCGCTGCTTCTATGGCAAGCGTCGTTATCCTCGCTGCAAACCGCGTGAACATCGCAGAGAACGGGCAGGTGATGATTCACCGAGTCACTTCAGGCGCTGGCGGTAATGCCGACGAACTCGAAGCTGCTGCGAAAATCACGAAGCAGTTCGAGGACCGCATCGTGAGCATCTACGTCGAGAAAACCGGCAACGATGAGGAGCAAATTCGCGATTGGATGAAGACAAGCCAAGGCACATGGTTCATCGGCCGGGAAGCTATTGACGCCGGATTTGCTTCTGCGATCATCAAGAGCAAAAAGAAAGCCGCCGCATTCAAAGGCGAATGGGCTGCACGCTTCACCATGCTACCTGCCGCACTATTTGACACCGCATCCGAAAGTATGAGCGTTCCCGCTACTCCTGAAACTCCTGCCGAAGAAACTCCGATTGTGGAAACTCCAATCGTCGAGACTCCGGCTCCTGAATCTCCCGCGCCAGAAACGCCAGTCGAGCCAACCGCTCCTGATGTCGAAGCAAAAGGAATCCTTGAAAGAATCGCTGCCGCTTTCCGTGGTGATGAAACGATCAAGGCTGAACTCGCCACCGCACGCGCCGCCATCGCTTCCCGTGATGCCGAAGTCGCTGCCTTGAAGGCTGAAGTTCAAACGCTAAAGCCGCAAGCAGAGCAACTCGCCGTGATCGCGGCGAAGCTCACCGAGGCTGAAGCAAAGGCGAAGACAGTCGGCCAAGCTGCCGCTGAAATCGCCGCAACGCATGGCCTGAAACCTGATGCTCTCGGTAGTCTCCCGGCACCTTCGGAAGAAACCACGAACGTCAAGACGATGCCTCGCGATGAGTTCATGAAGCTACCAGTCGCCGAACAGAACGCCTTCATGCGCGCTGGCGGCAAACTCGAATAATCCACCTTTTTTCATCCTACCAATATGGCTAACGACATCTCCCTCACGGGTCTCACTGAGATCCTTTTTCAAGCACGCGACATGGTCGCGCGTGAACCTACAGGCTTCGCTCAAGGAGTCATGGTCAACGGCGGCTCTGAAGGCGTCTCCGCTGGCGGCACTGTCACATCTCTGCGCACGACTGAGCCGACGCTCGAAACGAGCTATACGCCAGCGATGACTGTTCCTGATGCTTCCGACATCACCACGAGCACCGAGACGCTTACTCTCAGTCTCTACGCTGGCGCAAGCATCCCGCTCAAAGGCGAACAGTTCGCGCAACTCTCGAATACTGTAGGCGCTGAGCAGGCTCTCAAGAGTCTCTATGCGCAGGCTATTCGCAAGATGATCAACAGCGTTGAATCGTCCATCGCGACTGCCGCTTACAAAGGCGCTTCTCGCGCGGCTGGCACCGCTGGGACTACTCCATTCGCGAGTAACTGGCACATCATCAACAGCATCCGTCAGATCCTCGAAGACAACGGCACTCCGATGGACGATGGCATGCTTTCGCTTGTCATCAACACGGCGGCAGGCACCAACCTTCGCAACCTCGCAACCTTGACGACTGTGAACCAGTCGGGCACGGACGCGACACTGCGCAACGGTGAACTGCTGAACCTCTCCGGCTTGTCGATCCGCACGAGCGCTGGCGTCGCATCTCACACGAAGGGCGCTGGCGCTTCGTATGTGATCAACAACGGCAATATTGCCGTCGGCTCCACCACCATTAGCGTCGATGGCGGAACAGTGAACACCACCGGCTTCAAGGCTGGCGACATCATCACCGTTGCCGATGAGCCAACCGCCGGGAAGTATGTTGTCAAGACTGGCCTTACCGCCGTTGCTGGTGACATCGTTCTCAACTACCCAGGACTGCGCGGCGCAATCGTGGACGGCAAGGCAGTGACAATCGGCGATAGTTACACGGCTAACGTGGCATACCACAAGTCTGCCATTGAGCTTGCTATGCGTCCACCTGCCCAGCCCCCAGGCGGTGATGCTGGTGAAGAAATCGGCGTCCTTGTGGACGAAAAGACGGGCCTCTCGTTTTCCGCTCGCCTTTACAAGGGCTACGGCGTGAATCAGATCAAACTCATGGCGTTCTACGGCGTCAAGGTCTGGAAGCCTGAGTTCGTCGTAACCCTTCTCGGCTAAACATCAAACCCGAAGCGCCCCGGTGACAAAATCGCCGGGGCGTTTTCATAACTACATCCTATGGCTAAAAATCCAGCTCCTGAAATCGTCAAAACTGCGCCAAAGCCTGAATTAGCAAAGTTCGTGACCGTCCTCGCATTGCCGAAAGACATGCCGAAGATTCTCGAATCATACGCGGCAAATTATGAGTTGATCGCTATTGTAGCTACTCGCGACAGCAACGATCACGCTGCTTACTTCCGGCGCATTTGACACGCCGCATAAGTTGCAGTTCGATCGTAGTGTGTCCTCTGCATGGTTGGGGGCCGGGAGTTTCGATTGCTCCCGGCCCTTTTGACTTTCCACGATGAATCCAGCTCTCCAATACGCACGAAACAAGACGCAGTCCGTGAAGGAACGAGACTTTAGCGGTCGCGTGACTATCGCAGGCAAGACGTATGACGCCGCTGTTGTGATCGGGGCGATGGAGCCAGAGATGCGAGCGGATGGCGCGGGCACAATCTTAGTTCAGCGCGGAACCGTTTCGATTCGCAAGAGCCTCCTCCAATCTGCGCCAACTCGCGGAACGGTCGTCACCTATGACGGCAAGGATTATTCAATGGTAGGCGTGAGCGGTGAAAGCCTACCATCAACCGCATGGAGCATCCAAATCCAACGACTACCTGACTAATGGCTCGCAAAACTCCATCCGTATTGATCGCCGACATCGTGACCGGCTACCTACAAGCCACCATTGCCGCCTATGATGCGACAGATGCAAACATCGCCGAGCTTGCTTTGTCGTCCACCGTAACGGGCATGGTTCGCAGGATGGACGATGGAACGCAGATCGAAGTGCCGATGATTTGCGTGCAAGCTGCCGAGTCTGGCGAAACGAGCGGAGCAAGGCGCACTGTCTCTGTCATGGTCCGCTTTTACACGACTTTGCCGGG